AAATATGATAACAGAGGCTAAATTTAACGAAGACACAAAACAACTAGAGTACAAAAAAATAACTGCAAAAACTTGGGCTCAAGATTTTTTGATGGATTTAATCAGTCAATATAATTACAGATTAGAAGACAGAGGATTACATGGTCTAGATAAAATGACAGAGAAAGAAGAGCAGCAATGTATGGACCAATTAAAAAAACAAGCAGACAGAATTGCAAAAATGTTTGGATATACAGAACATTGGACAACGTAAGTGCGACAATATTGACAATGGCCCCTTCGGGGCCATTGTGTTAAGATGAGTTATTAAATTAAAAAGGAGGAAATATGGACTACGATGACATACTACAAGATGCTTTTGAAAATTATTTAGAGGAGCATCAATTTGATGAGGAAGATCAATTAGAATATTTGGAGGAGGTTGAATGAAATATAAAGGCTATTTAATAAATTTAACTCCAAAGAAAGGAACTGAAAGTCTTTGGAGATTAGAAATAGAAAAAGATAACAAGGTTGATTGTTACACAGTTGAAAACACTGCAGCCTTATACAAGGTGCAGGAATTTGCACTTAATCAAATTGATAAATTAATTACTGAAGAGGTTAGATCATGAACTTAGCATTAAAACTATTATTATTTTTTATTGGTATGGCATTATCAATGGTTGGAATAATGACCTCATTACATGCACCACAACACATGGTTTTAGGTGTGTTAATTTTCTTTAGTGGGTTTGTGATATTGTTTTCAAGTATGAGGCCAAACTATTAACTGCGACACTATGCGCAATGGCGCATGGTCCAGGGTTCTGGTATCATGGGGTAATTAACAAACGGAGGAACTATGAATAATATAACTAATACATGTACTGAATGCGGTGAAGACGCTAAGTATGATGAATGGTCAAACTATGAAAAAAGAATATGTATCAACTGCGGTTCGGATAACGAACCGCCAGAGGAATGGACAGAAGAGGCCAAAGAGGGTGCAAGGATCGCGGCGTCAATTGGATTAAGTTTAAATGATCTTGACGACAGCGGTGACATGGCCGAAGAGTTAAGAGAGATTATGCAAAATTAACTTCCCTCCTAGTGGTTAATATACCGCGCGACAAAATGTCGCGCGGTTTTACATTGTAGAATATATACTGCGACAAAATGTCGCAGGGGCCTGCGGCCATACCGCTCGGCCGCTGCGCGGCCTCGCTTAATTGGATAGAGGTACCAAGACCACTTGCAACTTTGAACTTTTTAATATACTTAATTACCTTTGTAATATTAGGAGTCTCAATATATGGTATATATATTGAACTTTTATATACAGATAAGGCTGAAATACTTTTCAACCTTTGAAAACATATCTGAAAAAATTTTGCGGAAAATTTTTTCGAATACACTTTTATGGATATAGATAAATTAAAAAAGTTTGAGAAATTACCACCTGATGTAAAAAGACAACTTGCTCTTTACATGGCTAAGTGGAAAGAAAAGAAAAAAGAATCTACAATCAGAAATGATTTTATGGCTTTTGTAAAACATGTATGGCCTGATTTTGTAGAAGGGTCCCATCATAAACAAGTTGCAAATAAATTTAATCAAATTGCAGAAGGTAAAATAAAACGTGTTATAATAAATATGGCACCTAGACATACTAAATCTGAATTTGCCAGTTATCTATTACCTGCATGGATGGTTGGAAGAAATCCAAAACTAAAAATTATTCAATCTACTAACACAACTGAACTCTCAGTACGTTTTGGTCGTAAAGCAAAACAACTTATGGATTCACCAGAATACAAAGAAGTATTTCAAACAAGACTTAAAGAAGATTCACAAGCTGCTGGTAAATGGGAAACACAACAAGGTGGTGAATATTATGCAGCCGGTGTTGGATCTGCAATTACTGGACGGGGTGCTGATCTTCTAATTATTGATGACCCACACACTGAACAAGATGCAATGAATGCACAAGCTCTTGAGAGAACTTATGAATGGTATACATCAGGACCAAGACAACGTCTTCAACCTGGTGGAACAATTGTAATTGTTATGACAAGATGGAATGAAAAAGATTTAGCAGGACGATTAATCAAAGCTCAAAAAGAACCAAAAGCTGATCAATGGGAAGTAATTCAATTTCCTGCAATCATGCCGGATGGAAAACCTTTATGGCCTGAATACTGGAACATAAAAGATTTAGAAGCAGTTAGAGCATCAATTCCATTATCAAAATGGAATGCACAGTATATGCAAAATCCAACAGGAGAAGAAGGTGCATTGATAAAACGAGAGTGGTGGCAAAACTGGGATTCAGAAACACTTCCAAATTTAGAACACGTTATACAATCTTATGATACTGCGTTCATGAAAAAAGAAACTGCAGACTTTTCTGCAATCACCACCTGGGGCGTGTTTCATCCAAACGAGGACTCTGGCCCCTGTCTCCTGTTGCTTGATTCAGTGAAAGGTCGGTATGAGTTTCCAGAACTACGGCGTATTGCACTTGACCAATATGGATACTGGCAACCGGAAACAGTAATCATCGAGGGTAAGGCTTCAGGACTACCACTAACTTATGAGTTGCGTAAGGCTGGTATTCCTGTTATAAATTTTACACCCTCAAAAGGTAATGATAAACATACGAGGGTTAACAGTGTCTCTCCACTGTTTGAATCAGGGAGAATATGGGCGCCCACAGATATGGAGTTTGCACAAGAGGTGATTGAAGAATGTGCAGCATTTCCATACGGAGATCACGACGATTTAGTCGACTCCATGACTCAAGCGGTAATGAGATTTAGACAAGGCGGATTAATTCAACATCCTGAAGATTATGAGGATGAGCCTTTACAACAAACTCAAAAGGTGTATTATTAAAATATTATGGCAAGAGAAGACGAACAAAGATTAATCGATATGATGAAAGCCATTGAGGCAGGTGAAACTCAAGAAGATCTTGATCGAGAAGACATGGATCAGGAATCAGGCATCAGGAGTATTAAAAAAGCTCCATCGATTAAAATGGCAAGTGAAACTCCAGGTGAAGAATTTGATCTTGAGATCATGATGATGCTTAAAGAATTTGAAGACGCAAAAAGAAATGGTTACAAAGGCACTATAGAAGATTTTTCTAATTATTATTTCTCACAAAAAGAAATGATGAAGGATAGACAAACGGCAATGTATGGTGGCAGAATGCAACTTGCGGATGGACCAAAAGAATATGGTTTATATGAAGATGTAATTCCTAAAAGATATTCAGATCCAATTACTGCTAGATTAGAAACTGAAAAAGAAGAAGCAGCAATGAAAAGAGAAATAAAATCCATTGATGATAAAAAAGGTAAACCAAAACCATTTAAAATGGATGAAGAGAAAATTAAAAAATTAATTAAGCAAAGAAAAGAAGAACAAGAAAAATTAGCTAAAGGCGGCATTGCAGGAGTACTGTAATGGCTGACATCATTCCACCTAAAAAACCAAAAAATTATTCTAAAATTTTAGACGTATTAAATACTCCAGCAGCAGCAAAACAATTCTCTCCAAAAACATATGTGAACTTAGTTGGAGAATATGCAAAGAAAGCTTTAGACAATAATGAACTTAATCAAGAAGAATATATGAATATTGTAAAACCTTTATTTGGCGATGCCGGAATCATGGCTACTGAGAAAATAAAAAAATATAATCAAGAATTAGAAAAGTATGCAACAGGCGGCAGAGTTAATTTTTTAAAAGGTGGTGATACAAATTACAATGCAATGGTCACTGAAATGTATATTAAAGCAGGAGGTCAAGAAGGAACCGGTATGGATATAGATTCTTTTGCTGCAAAGTATTTTCCAAAAATGGCACAAGGTGGAAGAATAGGTTATTCTAATGGTTCAGAAGATTATGGAGATTTAATTGATGCTTATGAAAAAGGCATTGATGTAATGCCGGGTGAATCTCTAACTCAATACATTAATAGAATTAGAGAGGCTGAAAAAAGAAGTAAACTAAATGACTAAAAGACTCACTAGAACGGTGCCCCCTGAAGCAGGGCCCATGAGTCAAGGCTTGAATATTTCCTATAATACTGTTAAAGATGTAAAACTTACGGAGAAAATAAATGGCAGACAATATGGACAACGTAGACAAAGCTCTACCGAACGAACCAAGAAAAGAATTTGAACTACCTGGTGAAGAAGAAATTCAAGAACAAGTAGTAGAAGAAGTTAAAGAAGAGATACAATCACCTGATGATGTAGAGATTCAGGAGAATGAAGATGGTTCGGTTGATATTAATTTAGATCCAGCAGCTGCAACACCTGAAGGTGGTGATGAGCATTATGCAAATCTTGCAGACTTTTTACCAGATGATGTATTAGGTCGACTTGCATCAGATTTATCTTCTAAATATCAAGATTATATTTCATCAAGAAAAGATTGGCAAAGAACTTATACTCAAGGTTTAGATTTATTAGGTTTTAAATATGATCAAAGATCAGAACCTTTTCAAGGAGCATCGGGTGCAACCCATCCAGTACTTGCTGAAGCCGTTACTCAATTTCAAGCACTAGCTTATAAAGAATTACTTCCAGCTGATGGACCGGTTCGAACACAAATACTTGGAGTGCCTACTGCAGAAAAAACAGATCAGGCAAATAGAGTTAAAGATTTTATGAATTATCAAATCATGGATCAGATGAAAGAGTATGAACCAGAATTTGATTCTATGTTATTTCATTTACCTCTTGCAGGTAGTACTTTTAAAAAAGTATACTTCGATGAAATGGAACAAAGAGCAGTTTCAAAATTTGTTCCTGCAGATGATTTAATTGTTCCGTACACAGCTACCTCATTAGATGATGCGGAAGCAATTATTCATCGTGTTAAAATTTCAGAAAACGATTTAAGAAAACAACAGGTTGCAGGTTTTTATAGAGATATAGAAATTGGTAAACCTAGTGACCAAGAATCAGAGATTGATAAAAAAGAAAGAGAACTAGAAGGTATTAGTAAAACTGCTAATGAAGATGTTTATACTTTACTAGAATGTCATGTAGATTTAGATCTTGAAGGTTTTGAAGATTCAGATCCACAGACTGGTGAGCCGACAGGAATTAAAATCCCATACATTGTTACTATAGAAGAATCATCAAGAGATATTTTATCTATCAGAAGAAACTATGAAATCGGAGATACTAAAAAAGATAAAGTTCAATACTTTGTACATTTCAAATTTTTACCAGGACTTGGTTTTTATGGTTTTGGTTTAATTCATATGATTGGTGGATTGTCACGTACTGCAACAGCAGCATTAAGACAATTACTCGATGCAGGAACTTTATCTAATTTACCAGCTGGATTTAAAATGCGTGGTATAAGAATTAGAGATGACGCACAATCTATTCAACCAGGTGAGTTTAGAGATGTTGATGCACCGGGTGGAAATTTAAGAGATTCATTTATGATGCTTCCATTTAAAGAGCCTTCTCAAACATTATTAAGTTTGATGGGTATAGTGGTTCAAGCAGGTCAACGATTTGCATCTATTGCAGATTTACAAGTTGGTGATGGTAATCAACAAGCTGCAGTTGGAACTACAGTTGCATTATTAGAAAGAGGTAGCAGAACAATGTCTGCTATTCATAAAAGAATTTACTCTGCTCTTAAAAATGAATTCAAATTAATGGCAAGAGTATTCAAGTTATATCTACCTCAAGAATATCCATATGATGTCGTTGGGGGTCAAAGAATGATTAAACAATCTGACTTTGATGATAGGGTAGATATATTGCCAGTTGCTGACCCTAACATTTTCTCACAAACACAGCGTATTTCACTAGCGCAAACTGAACTCCAACTGGCAACTTCAAATCCACAAATGCATAATCTATATGCTGCATACAGAAATATGTATGAAGCTTTAGGTGTAAAAAATATTGATCAAGTATTAATTAAGCCAATGCAGCCTACTCCAAAAGATCCTGCATTAGAACATATTGATGCATTAGGAGGAAGACAGTTTCAAGCGTTTCCAGGTCAGGACCATAGAGCACACATTACTGCTCACTTAAATTTCATGGCAACAAATATAGCAAGAAACAATCCAGTGGTCATGGCAAGTTTAGAGAAAAATATTTTTGAACATATTAGTCTAATGGCTCAAGAACAAGTTGAAATAGAATTTAGAGATGAGTTACAACAGTTACAACAATTACAAATGCAGTCTCAACAAAATCCACAAATGGCTCAAGCAATGCAAATGCAAGTAAAAATGCTTACAGAAAAAATTGAAGCAAGAAAAGCACAATTGATTGCTGAGATGATGGAAGAATTTATGAATGAAGAGAAGAAAATTACATCTCAATTTGATAATGATCCAATTGCTAAACTAAGATCAAGAGAATTAGACCTTAGAGCAATGGAAAATCAGCGTAAAAAAGAACAAGACCAAGAAAAAATTAATCTTGATAAATTAAAAGCGATGATGAACCAAGCTAATCAAGATGAAAAACTTGAACAAAACGAAGAATTAGCAAAATTAAGAGCTGATACATCAATCGAAAAGACAATTTTAAGTAAAACTATACCAAGCACAGACTCAATGATGAAAAATCAAGCTCCAATGATGCCTAAAGTAAAAATATTCAGAGGAGGAAATGACTAGTATGAGAAAAAAAATGACAAAAGCACAAAAAAAGGTTAAAAAGGTCATGAGGGAATTCAAAAAAGGTGAATTGCCTATAGGTAAGTCAAAGAAAAAAGTAAAATCGCGTAAACAAGCGATTGCAATTGCTTTATCTGAGGCTGGTAAATCAAAACCAAGGAGATAAAATGGAAAAACTTGATAAAATAGTTGAAATAGCAACTCCAGAAATGAAAGTTGAAATAGATCCAAGATCTAAATCAACTGCAGACAAAGCATATAATGGAATTGCAGTTCCTGAAGAAGTTGAAGTAAGAGGAACTAAAAGAATGCTAAAAGAAAAGTCTAAAAAAGCTAAGTGGATTTAGTTTATGTGGTTCAGCGCTATTAAATTAGCCGTTCAAGCTGGCTCTCATATTTTTAAAAATCGTCAAAAGACAAAAATGTTAATGGCAGATGCACAAATGCGTCATGCAGAGAAAATGGCGAATGGAGAAGCTGAGTATCAAGGTAAATTATTAGAAGCAAGACAATCGGACTGGAAGGACGAATTTATTTTACTTTTACTTTCAGCTCCAATTGCATTATTATCATGGGCAGTATTTTCAGATGACCCGGCAGCTATGGAAAAGATGCAATTATTTTTTGAATATTTTTCACAGCTTCCATTTTGGTACCAAACAATTTTTGTAGGTGTCATAGCATCTGTATATGGATTAAAAGCAACTGATTTAATTAAGAGGAAATAAAATGAGTAATAGAAGATACAACACACAAACTAGAAAAGGTTTTTTATCAGGTGGACAAGCAAAATTAGATAAAGATGGTGATGGTAAAATTACTGGAAAAGATTTTGCTATGTTAAGAGGTAAGAAAAAAGATAAGAAAAAGAAAAAACCATCAATGATGATGATGGCTATGAAGGATAAAAAGTAATGGCAAAACTTTGTGCAAAAGGAAAAGCTGCTGCGAAAAGAAAATTCAAAGTATATCCTTCTGCATATGCTAATATGTATGCGTCCGGTGTTTGCTCTGGTAAAATTACACCAGGTGGTAAAAAACAAAAAAGAAAAAAAGCTGCCAATGGTGGTTTGATGGCAGGCATGGCTAGAAAAAGAAGAGCGAGCTGTGCGTAGTTATTATTCAGAAGGTGGATTAAGAAAATGGGTTTCTGAAAAATGGGTGGATATTGGTGCACCTAAAAAGAAAGGTAAATATCAACCTTGTGGAAGAAGCAAAGGATCAAAAAGAAAATATCCAAAATGTGTTCCACTTGCAAAAGCAAGATCAATGTCTAAATCACAAAAAGCTTCTGCAGTTAGAAGAAAAAGACAGGCTTCTAATAAAGGACCAAAACCAACTAATGTTAAAACGTTTGCGAGAAAATAATGTTTAGAAAACAATTTAGATCAGGAAGTAAATCTCCAGCATGGCAACGTAAAGAAGGTAAATCTGAATCCGGAGGCCTGAACCGAAAAGGCGTTGCATCTTATAGAGCAGCTAATCCTGGTTCAAAATTAAAAACAGCAGTAACCACTAAACCATCAAAATTAAAAAAAGGAAGTAAAGCAGCTAAAAGAAGAAAATCATTTTGTGCTAGAATGAAGGGTATGAAGAAGAGATTAACTTCAGCTAAAACAGCAAGAGATCCGGATTCAAGAATTAACAAATCACTTAGAAAGTGGAATTGCTAATGATAGATAAATTTATGTACACATTATTTGGTGCACTTGACAAATTTTTCGATGTAATTATACCTAGTATATATGAGAGACTCAAAAACAATAGAATCTTTTCTTCAAAGAAAAGAAAAAGAAAATAAGGAAAAAAACTTATTTAAAGATCTTCGTAAAGAAGTAGAGACAGGTGCGAATGGCACTCAGAAATACGTAATCAAGAAAGGTAATAATAAAGGTAAAATAGCTAATGTTAAATGAAGAATTAATAATATTAAATAAATTACAAAAATATTTAAAAGAATCCTATCAAAGTATCGGTGATAATATGATCGGTGGTGGTATTGACAATATGGAAAAATACAAGTATATGATGGGACAGGCACATGCCTATTTAAGAATATCACAGGAAATCTCTAACCTGCTAAAACCAAAGGAGCAAAAAGATGATAATAAAAGGGAACAAGACCTCACAAACGTCGTCCGATTCGGACAATTCGAAGATTAAATCTGCATTACTAGATAAGTACGAAAAACAAAACGCAGAAGCACATCAAAAAGAAGTTGATGGCTATGAACGTTTAAAAACAAAAGAATCAGATAAATTACCTAAACCAACTGGATGGAGAATAGTTGTTCTGCCATTTAAAATGCCAGAAAAAACTAAAGGTGGATTATACCTTGGACAAGATACTTTAGAAAGACAACAAGTAGGTTCTACTTGTGGTTTAGTTCTTGCTATGGGTCCACACTGTTATGACAAAGAAAAATTTCCAGAAGGGCCTTGGTGTAAAAAAGGAGACTGGGTAGTTTTTGCAAGATACGCTGGATCAAGAATCCAGATCGATGGTGGGGAAGTAAGATTGCTAAATGATGATGAAGTTTTAGCAACCATCGACAACCCTGAAGATATACTTCATCAATACTAAACATAGTAATACACTAGGAGGAAACTATGCAAGAAGAAGAAAATAAAACAGTTGACATAGATACATCTGGACCCGATACTGAAGTTGAATTAGATAATTCAACTAATGAAGTAGAAACTCCGGAGATAGAAACAACTGAACAGACAGCAACTGAATCTACTGAGACAAGCAGTACTGAAACAGTGGAAGCTGCATCCGAAGAGAAAAAAGAAGAAAAGAAAGAAGATAAAGATAAAGAGTTAGAACAATACTCTGAAGGTGTTCAAAGAAGAATAGCTAAACTCACAAAAAAATGGAGAGAAGCTGAGAGACAAAGAGAAGAAGCTTTAACTTATGCTCAAAGGGTAATGGCAGATAAGAAAAAAGCTGATGAGAAATTGTCTAAACTTGAACCCGGATTCATGAAGTCTACTGAAGACTCTATTAATTCTGGAATAGAAGCAGCTAAAGCAGAACTAATGAAAGCAAGAGAAGCTGGAGATATTAATGCTGAAGTTGCAGCTCAAACAAAAATTTCTGAGTTAGGCTATAGACACGCTAAGTTTCTAGAAACTAAAGCTCAACAAGAAGAAATAGCAAAGGCAAGAGAAACTGAGGTTAGACAACCTGAGATTAACTTGAATAGACAAGAAGCAGCTCAAGGGACTCCTGATCCTAAAGCTGAATCATGGGCATCTAAAAATACATGGTTTGGTCAAGATACAGCGATGACTTATACTGCTTTTGACTTACATAAAAAGTTAACAGAACAGGAAGGTTTTGACCCATCAAGTGATGAATATTATGAAGAAATTGATAAAAGAATAAGACTTGAATTTCCTCATAAATTTGCTAAAAAAGAGGTTACGGAAACGGCCAAGCCTGTACAGACAGTTGCATCTGCAAAAAGAAGTACAAAATCAGGTCGCAAAACTGTGAGACTCACACCCTCTCAGGTAGCAATCGCTAAAAAATTAGGTGTGCCACTTGAAGAATATGCGAAACAATTAAATATCACGAAGGAGGTATAAGCATATGGAAAATGATAATGATAAAAGAACCTCGCGTGCGAGTCAAACTAGAGAAAAAGAATCTCGTCCAAAAGTTTGGACTCCACCATCAAGTTTAGATGCACCCCCTGCGCCGACAGGATTCAAACATAGATGGATTAGAACTGAAACTTTAGGATTCCAAGACACTAAAAATGTCGCTGGAAGAATTAGATCAGGATACGAATTAGTTAGAGCTGATGAATATCCAGATTCAGACTATCCACAAGTTGAAGACGGTAAATATAAGGGAGTGATCGGAGTTGGTGGCCTTGTGCTGGCAAGGGTACCGGAAGAGATCGCAAAACAACGTTCTGACTATTATAAAAAACAAGCTCAGGAAAACGTTGAGGCAGTAGATAACGATCTTATGAAGGAACAGCACCCAAGTATGCCTATCAATATTGATAGACAGACTCGTGTAACTTTTGGTGGTACAAAGAAGAGTTAATTTTTTAACGATTCCTACCCAACAAATTACACTTAAACTAACAATGTCTAAGGAGGACAACTATGGCAAATAAAGACGCAGCGTTTGGTCTAAGACCAATCGGAAAAGTTGGACAGAATAGAGACAACCAAGGTTTAAGTGAATATAGTATTGCTGCTAATGACAGTACTACGATTTATTTCCAAGACCCAGTTAAAGCAACTGCGGCTGGAACAATAGATCAAGGTGCTGCTGGCGGAGCAATCTTAGGTTCCTTAAATGGTGTATTCTACACTGATTCAACAACTAAAAAACCTACGTGGGCAAATCACTATACTGGTAGCAATGCAGCTACTGATATTGTTGCTTTCGTAGCAGATGATCCGTATGAAAGATTCGAGATCCAGTCAAACAACACAGCTGCTTCAGCGCAGACTGATGTGTTTAACAACGCGGATATTGAATTAACTGCGGGTGATTCAGCTAACTATGTATCAAAAGCAGAGT